AAAAATAAAAACTTTAGGTATATAAAAATGGTTTAAATTAAACTCATCTACTATATTAACAGTAATTTTAATTAAATTGTCATATCTTAGACTGCTCAGTTTTTTACTATTTAATCCAAAATTATAAAAGCTAGAATTAAAGTAATTTTCTTTATTTTCGCTTAAAGAAGTCATTGATAAAGGATCATCTGAGTCAACACTGAATCTTGTCATATTAATAGAATTTTTATCTTTTTCAAACATTTCAGTAAACATATCATTAGTTAAATAGAAATCTAATCCTTCTTCCTCTACACCACTTTTTATTCTTTTTTCTATTTCAAGATTAAAACTTATTTTACTGACTAAACTTTTGCTAAGAGAATTTATATAAAACATGTCACTAAAATTTTCTTCAATTTCTTTAGTTGTTTCTTCTCCTAGTAGTGGTTTTAAATCTTCTATTTTCTTGCTAAATGTTAGTTCTTCTATACTTTTTTCTAATACTTCATCTTGATAGTCTATGCAACCATTAATTATGTCTAGACTTGCTGCTTGAAGAATATCTGACCTGTACAAGCTTTTTGCTACATTATAAATGCATTTAGAATGCTTCGTATAAAAGTCTTTGTAATAATCATCATCTTCAAATAAATTATCAATACTACTGTCATTATTAAAAAAGTCGTATTTTGGTGTAATATTAGAAATATTTTTCAAGTAGTCTTCACTATTAATAGAAACATTTATAATATTATCCTCATATTCATAATATTTTCCAATAATTTGGTCACTTAAAGAGCTTGTGTTTCCTTTAAGGATATGCCCATTAATATTATCAGTATCATCTATACTGAATCTTCCTTTTATTGCATTTGCATTATTTATAAAAAAATCTCTTTGAATTTTATCAAAATTAGGCAAATAAGCATTTTTAAACAAAGTAATAATTTCTTCAACATTTTCTAGCATATTTTCATTTTGACTTATAAAATCATCTATTTCGCTTTCATTTTGAAAGTATTGCATGTCATAGTCTTTTATGCAAAGAAGAAGCATGTTTTGTATACACTTCATAATATCATTAAATACGCTAAATTTATTACTACACACTTCATCAAATAAGTCTTCTATTTCAATATTGTTATACCGTCTTGTAGATCTTTCAACACTCACATCGTTATATTTCGGTGTTAATCTTATCTTTATGTTTTTCGAACCAGTTATATCTAAAGTATCAGTTTTTTCAACTTGATATTTTACTAAAAAAACATTATTATCAATATTAGGAAAATTAATTGAATAAGGTACTTCTTTTATACTATTTTTTTCTATTCTTTCTAGATTCAACTTTAAATCATCTTTTAAATATTCAGACTGTTGAAAAAAGTTATAAAATATATAGTGATAAGGAATTACATTTGCAAAAATTGTTCCTGTAAAAACTAAATATGGCTTATTCGAACTTAAATCTGCTCCATTTGTGGCTTCTAATAGAAAATCTTTAGTTGGACTGTCTAATTTAGGATTTAAATAATTTAAATTATAAAAACACTTGTAATCACAATTACTTGATAAATCTAAAATATTAGAATTTGAAAATACTGTATTTTTAATGATTTCTAGATTACTAGAAGAATTTAAAATTTCATCTAAATAATTGTTTAAGCTTTCTTTTGAAGAATCTGAATAGTTGCTGATTAAAACATTTTCTGGATCATAAGAATAGTCTGATGCTTTTGATTGTCTTAAGATACTTGAAGACTTTCTGTCTAAGAATATTGCTTTTTTTAAAAATCTTTTTGTAACTATTTTTTTGTTTTCATTACTAAAGTTTACTCTATCATAATATTTAAAATATAAAGCTTGCGTTAATTTTTCTTTATAATCAACTGAATAAGTATTGTCGTCTTCTTTAGAAATGCTATTTAATATAAATTTTAAAAATTTAGAACTGCTAAAGTACTCACATTTAGGATAATAATACGACAATAATTCTTTAAAGTTTTTCTTAATGTTTTGTCTGTTACTGCTGATGTTAATGTTTTCTCTTTTAATAGAATCAATACCTAGAAAAGTAATATCATCTACAGAATGATTACTAATGATATCAGTGTGACTATAAATGTTGTTGTCTTTTTTGCTAAACAGTAAATCAAATAAATCAGCATTTTCATCAATTACTGACATGTTTTTATTGTTGTTTTTTGAATATGATACTAGTTTGACTTTTTTATTTGAAGAGTTTATATTCTCAATTACTTGATTTATAATTTTAAAACTAACATTTTTATTTTTTAGAAAAGATCTTTTGACTTTTTTTACATGACTGTCAATTAATATTTTATAACTCAAATTATCATTGCATTTGTCATTATTAATGTCAAATGCTTTTAACAGACTTATTTTATTCAATAGAGGATTTTTGTTTGTATATGCTCTAGCATTGTCTATTTTAAATACTTTTTTGTTTTTATAATAAAGATGTTTGTTAAATCTAAAATTAGAACCAACAAGTTCGTCAAAACCTTCAATGCTTGAAAAGGGACTACCATTTTGATTTATAAAGTAATTATAATAATAGTCATTATTTACAGCTTTCATAGCATTTGGACAAAAATTATAAATGCTAGGAAACAAAATATAATTTCTTAAGTCACTATTAAAATTAATATTACTGTTTTCTAAATTTTCAAGAATTGACATTAATTCTATTAAACCAACATCATCAGGATCATCGGTCCTAAATGATCTAGTATCCATGTTTTTTATATTGAAAAAAATAGCGTATAAAGGGGCAGTCCATACACTTCCTATCTTTTTTTTATCAAAAATATTACCCCAGAAAGGATAATTAGCCTGATTTGAAATTCTAATAAATTTTATAAAATCAGCACTTAGATTAGATTCTGTAATTACTATGTGCCTCGTGACAGCTTTTTTCAACATTAGTCTTTTTAAAAATAAATCAGAGATACTTTTAAAAGCACCGTTTTCAACTGAAATGTTAGCATCATCTTGATTGCTATTAGAATAACTAAAGTTTATTTTTAAAAATTCTTCATATTGTCTGATTCCGGCAGCAGAGCTAGGATATTGACTAAGATCTGGGTCTACTAAATCAATATAATCAGATGAAACAAGAGAATCTTCATTATTTTGCAAATAATTTATTTCATTGTTTGTTTTTAAATAATTATTACTAATAATATCATCAATGTCAGTATTTATGTTTTGTTTATCTATATAAGAAAAAGGTCTGAAACCTTCTTTTTCTGTAACTAGACATTTAATAGAATCTCTGTTAAAGTCTATTTTTAAAATAGAATCACTCTTATAATTATCTACTAAACAATTTGTAGAAATTGTATAAAAAGATCTTGCAAAATTAACAAAAGCTTGAATTACGATGTCGTTAGAAGTAGTTTTTAAGGAATTTACAAAATTAAAAGGTTGATCTTTTTCAAAGCCTATTAATGATTTTTCTAATAATGGAAAATTGTCTTTATTATAATTAAATAAATTATCTACAAAACTTTCATTTGTTTCTAGAAATACTAGGTTTTTTTGCAAAAATTCTCTATTGTTTTCTAAAAAGTTTTCAATAAAAAAATTAACAACTTTATTAAAATATTTCCCTTGATCTGAATAGATATCAGACTTAAGTTTTTCTTCAAACAAATTGTTTTTCACAATCTGCGTTTTTTCTTCTATACCCTCAATTACTAGATTATAAACTTTATTTAATAAATTAAATTTATTTAAAAATATGCTGTGAAGTTTTACATTATTACTATTAACACTGCAAAACATGTTAAATTTATTTTCTATTTTTTGATATTTGTTTTTTAGTAACTTTTCTTTATAGCTTAAAACATTGTCAAAAATCGATGAATTGACTAAAAAGCTATTATTGTTTTCAATAGAGAAAATAAAATCTAAAACTTTATTTTCTGAATTTTTTTTAAGATCTCCTCTGATGTAGTCTTCTAATATATTATCATGCTCATTATACTCTATAACGTCTGCAAGCACATTTCTTTCTAAGTTTTGATCAAAATATACATCTGAAGGATCAACTTCAGATAATCTGGGTTGATAAACCTGTATATCTTCACTTGCAACTGCTTGTCTATTTAAAACAGAAACAATCAATGATGTTTCTTCTAAACTTGACATTACAGGTCTTGATCTAGGCATAATAGATAGTAAATCTTTGTCTAAAGTCGTAGATTCATTATCACTTTTATCTTCACTTTTATTTTTATTAGTTGGTAAAGGAATTGTTAAAAAAGTCATTTTTTAGTCTTTCTAGTTAATTTCTTCAAATTTAATATTTGCAATCTGTAAATTATCTATTTTAATTATTTGATTGTTTAAGTTAACTTTAGGTATTTTATGTGAAAAATCTGTTCTGACAAGTGTATAAGCTCTTAAATTTTCAGTCGGGTACGAGTTTGCCAGCGAAACTCTATAAACTATATCTTTTATAATATTTATTTTATTTGTTTTACAGAATTCAAAGAAGTTAGATAAAAATCTATTTATACTGTTAAAATAATTAGTAACATCTGATGTTCTGCTACTAGTTAAATAATTCTTATCTAATGTAGTAATGACTTGTGTGTCTATATAAAAAGCTTTGAGTATTCTAAATCTGCTTGTAGGTTCTAGACTGCTATTGAATTCATTAACAAGAGAATCAGATATAATACCTTCTTCATTTGTCATTAAAAATCTAAAAGAAGCAAAAGTCTTTAGTCTTAAAACTGAATTATAATACAGACTAAGTCTATTAATTATTTCATTGTCAAATCTGATATTGCCTGTTGCGTTATTTTTATTTATTGTTATTCCTGTCGGTTTATAGCAATTTTCTTCAGTATCATAATATGCATCATCATATGACAAATTATATGGAAAATTAATTATAAATATTTCGCTATCATCAACGTTGACATCATGATGTCTTAAAGCACCAGAGACTAAAGTTCTTTGTTTAAAGATATTAATTAAATCTTCCGATCCATAGATGTTTAATATCTCATCTTTTGTATATCTAGTATCAAGTACAACTTTATTAATATTTTCTACGTTAGAATCTATAATAATATCAAAAAGCTCACTAAAGATATTAGCAGAATACACTGAATCTTCAAAATTTCTAAAAAGACTTCTTTTAATTCTTAACACAGTTTCACTTGATATGTTTTGATTCTGATTATACATAAGTTCAGTAAAAGCAATGCTAATTTCATCACGATTTTCTATATTAGGCTTTATCTCACCATTTTCTAAATTTATGATTCCACGACCAATATTATTAGCTATAATTTTCGGTAAAGGTAATATCTGAATTTCTAATTTATTTTCTAATAAAAAAGACTCACTCAATTCAGACGCAGATATTGACATCGGCAGCCTAACAGATGAATTACTTTCATCAGTCTCTGACATTAAAAAGTCTTTTATTTTACTGTCTAATCTAGAGTTTGCAACTAGTAATTCTAAGTTAAATAAATCATTAGTATGAAGATTAGATTCGATAAAATTATTGTTCGAATAAATAACATCACTTTGTATAGTATCTATTGAAAATAATTCAAAAAAGAAACATTGAATTTCTTTTGATGAAATTGGAATCTCGTTTATTTTTGTTGCTTTTTTCAACCTCAATACACAATTTTCTAGCATTGATGTGATATCTATACTGTTATTTTCAACGTACCCAAAATTAAATGCAATATCATTTAAATATTCTATATTTGAAAAACTAATATTTCGAAGATTGAATAAACTGAATTGTGTACTAATTAGTGGTAGTCTAGGTAAATTTTCTTCATTAAATTTTATATTTTCTTTAAAAATTTTATTAATATTATTAAATCTATTTTGAATAAAATAGTTAGTAAAATTTGTGTTAGAAATATTAAAAGGAGATGTCAATAAAGTGCTATCTAAAAGAGAAAATTCAAAAGTTAAGTTTGCATTTATCTGACTAAGTCTAATCCAAAAATTTAAAGAATTGTTTTGTTTACTAAATAAGTTACTTAAAGAAATGTTTTTATAGTCAATCCTAGATTCTAAATTAAAGCTTTTGTCTGTGTATATGTAGTCTAATTCTTTGCTGTTGTTTTTAATAGATTTTAATCTTACTGTATTCAATATTTTGTTAGCAACTTCTTCTGATTGTACAATTTGCCTTAGACGACATGAAATCTCTATTTTGTCAAAAATTTCTTCTGATACGCCATCTGTTACAGCAGGCTCTGCAAAAAATCTGTCAGAAATGTCATTTAAAATAATTGCCTTTGATACATCAACATATTTATAAGCAATACTTGTAATAAAAGAATTATTTCTATCTAAAATAATTTCTTGAGTTAAATATTTATCACCTAAACTTAATATAACATTGAATACAAATTCTTGAGTTCCTATTATATGATCTCTAGCAATTTTTTGACAAAATTCAGTAAAAGATTCTTCGTTGTCACTTTTCAAGATTATGCCTTTGATATTTAAAAATTCAACACCTTCAGGGCTTTTGAATAATTTTTCAATTATAACATTGTAATTAACAAAATTTATTCTTAGGAAACTAGGACCATTGTCTTCATTGAACATAGAATTTTTGCTTATATCAAGAAGCAGATTTTCACGCCCAGTAACATTTATTTTTTCGATTTCTTGATTAAGTTGTACGTAGTCTAACTTTATTTTATCCTTAATATTTTCCCAAAAAATGTCATAATAATCTAATCCTAAATTTTCTGTGTTTATTTTAATGAATTGATGACTGAGATCAATGTCGAAAAAAGAGGTCGTGTCAACAATATTTTGGTCTTCATCTAGTAAAGATATTTTTATATTACTAATTGTTTTTTTTGCAAAAACAGACTTTGAAAAATTATTATCTAAAGTCAAAGTGTATATATTACTATTATTTTTAAAGTTTTCTAAATTGAAGTCTACAATCTTATTAAAAGATTCATCTTTTATGAAAGATGAATTGTATTTAAGCTGTGTTTTTAAAACTTTATTTTCTTTGTTTTCACTTGAAATTTTTCTGTATTTAAAAGATCCTGTCCTTGATATGTCTGAAAAATTATCATTTAAAAACTGATCGTCGAAAAGAGAATTGTTTATTAGATTTATTTCTAAGAATTTAATTTTACGTAATTCTTGTGTGTTAATATTATAAAATTCTATAGGTATTTGTATGTTAAAATTTACATTGGCAAAATTATTAATAGTAATTGCGTTGTTATCATAAGTAACTGCCTTTACTCTGTCTGATAAAATATTTCTAATTAAATTTGATTTTTTTGTCATGTAAAAAATAACCTTACTATTCTATTATTAATGTAAAAAGGCATACAAAAGAGAAGAAAGCACTAAGCGCAAAACTTTTATCACTATCAAGACTAATATTTCCATCGTTGAAATTAAATAAAATATCTAGATCTTTCGTGTTTTCTCTAGTATTGAAAAACTTACCAATTAAGTAAATTTTTTTTGTTGTGCCTAGATTTTTATCATAAAAGTCTCCTAATTTAACAAAATGAATTTTTTCTAATTCTACTTTCGTAATATTACCTGCAGCATTTATTGTTTCTTGAACTTCATGTAATTCAAAAATTAAAGAGTCACTTTCTGTAGTGTTTTCTAAGATATACTTTTTTTTATGAATTGCCTTGTTTTTTTCTAGATTTCTAACTATATTCAATATTTGTTCTGTTCTCGAGTCAGACTTGATAGTATTTAAATTAGAATTATATGTTGGAAACATGTAACCAATATTATTAGATTCAGACAGTTCTTCTAAATTAGAAAAGCTTTCTGTACTGTAAAGATTTTCGCCAGAAGAATTTATAGGTGGTAAAAACTGAAAATTTAATTTGTGTGTGAACCTTTTGTCTAAAGCAATCACACTAGCATTTTCTTTTTTGAAATCAATATCTCTTATTGTTGAATATTTTAATACACTATTTTTAAAATCTAAGTCTTTATATAAATCACCGTCATTAAAAAAAGTAAACAGTTTGTCGCTATTCAACATATTCTTTGTTTTTAAAAGTTTTAAGCTTTGCAGATAACTTGCTAGTGAGAACTGTGTCAAATACGTATCAACGTGTACATCAGAAGTGTCTCCGTTTTGTATTATATTCGGAATATTAATGTTTATACTAGTATTATCAAAGTATTTTCTGAGATCAAATTCTGGATTAATTGTTGAATTGTTTTTTGTTAGTACTTCTAATGGGATATAATTCAACTCTGCATTTGAAACATCAGACTTGTTAGTTGAAGTCAAATCATGGTCTTTTGTGTACAATATAGATCTATCACTTAAAGAAGCATATTTATATCTAATATCATTGTCACTTAATTGTGATCTACCGTTTTCTGTAATAACATAATCTAAAATTCTACTTTTCTTATCTAATATTCCTGCCATTTTAGTGCCTTTGTTATTTTAAGATGAATAATATTGAGAAATTTGATCACTGCTATTTTCAATATACGGGTGAGTACTTCTTGAGTATAAGTCTGTATTGTAAGTATTAAGATTATCAGTAACATTGACTCTTAAATAATTTACATCAACAAACTTTTTTTCTACTGGGTATTTTTCTATAATCTGACTATTAACAGGATCTTTAAAAATAGTTGCAGTATTAGTAGAACCAGAAACTTTATCAGAAAAGTGACCAAATCTAGAAATATTATAATGATATCTAAAGCTTTGTTTATTTCCTGCTTCAACGCCATATTTAAATCCATCTAGAGACTTTAAAGGATATCTAAATGTATCTTTGCTAAATCCGTAAAAGAAATTTTTAACTGCATCTTCTTGAACTTCAAAGCCTCTATAAGCATTTCTGTTTTCTTCATTTATTCTATAAATAGTACTTCCTAGACTTCCTGGTGTAAACTCAGAAACATCTAAGTTAGTAGTAATATCTAAAGACGACGCTAGTTTTATTCCAGAATACAGTATTTGATTAATGCCATTGTTTACATTTGTAAATCCTTTTGACTTATGTGATAAATCAATTTCAAAGTATGGTACATAGTCTTCTGATTTAAAATTCATACTGTTTTTTAAGTAATTATTTTCAATTAGTTTTGGTTCATATACTCTTATAATATCTTTGTTTTCAAGGTCACCAACAATAAACATATCATCATATTTTAACTTTTCAAACAAACTATAGTCAGTATCAACACCTAATATTTCTATTGCGCTGTATTTAGTTTCTCCGTAATTATTAAAGTACAATGGAGCAGAACTATGCATATTGAGTACACTTAAACTTTCTGTTAAATTATTAAAATCAGAATCAGATGACGTAGAAGTTAAAGTCAAAGTATACGATTCACTACTACCACTCTCAGATAAATTATCATTTATTCCTGTAATTGTTACACTTTGTTTTTGATTCCAGTTAACTGTCGTAAAAGTTAGAGAATTAGTAGATAAAGTTCCTTCTGTTACATCAAGACCAGATATTGTAACTGTAACATTACTACTTGGCTTTGATGTAAGTACAACGAAAAATACTCCTGTGTCTCCGACTTCACTAGTTACAATTTGTCCTCCACTGTTTGAAGTATCATTCTCACTAATCTCTACTTTGAATTTGCCGCTGTTATAGAAACTCGTATTATTTGTATACATGTTATTTATTTTATATAACAAGTAATACTTCGTCTTTATGAAATTGTTTTCTGATTTTTTATATATTTTAGACCTGTAAATTTTTTCATTTAAATAAAAAGATTCAGCCTCGTCTGAAGCTTTAAGCATTGTGTCTTTTCTTTTGTCAATCTCATCTAGATTATTTTCAAAGTATTTTTCACCAGTTAAAAATCTATTATGAAAACTATTCTTATAAAAATTATCAAGATTTGAGTACTCATTGCTTTCTTTAGAATATGTTGGAGTGTTTATACTATCTGTCTTGAATTTAACATTAGATATATAAAATTGTCTATCTTCGCTGTTTAAGATAAGCTTGTCAGAAGGATCATGCAAAGAATTGATAAACCCACCTGATTGGTCATTTGTTATGTTTAAATTACTTAATTCTTCAAAAGTATAAGGTACTTTGCTAGCTTTTTGTATATCTGCATTACCAGTTCCAAAAGAATTATTAATAGGATCAGGTAAAGGATAATATTTAGAATTTACAGCATTTAAATTGCTATGTTCTGAGCTGTTTACAAAAGGTTTGTAGATATGCTCTGTATCTATAATTTTTAAACTATTATTCAACCTGGCATACCAAGCAGGTTGATTATTATTAGAATAAGAATAGAAATTATGATCTTCTTGATATTCTTTTTTCCCGTACTTTACGTAAGCTGAATTATTAGTACTTAAAAATGTATCATCAATTTCTAATGTTTCCCAGTAGTATAAAGGTATTACAATTGTAACCTTATTATCATTACTTGAAGATTTTATTATTTTAGCAGTTTTGCATTTAGGTTTATTGTCACTTAAATTTTCGTATAAGAATAGAAAAATATTTTTATTTAAATAATCTCTTGTTATTTTTTCATGATTTAATGTTTGATTTAAATCTAATAAATTACTAAATGCTAAAAAAGAAAGATCAAATACTATGTGCCACTGTGGATTAAAGTCTATAAAGTTTTCACTACTACTTTGAGTGTCATTTTTATATTCTTTCAAAGACTCTCTAGAAATATCTTTATATTCATAAAACGTAGAATTATTAGATAGGTTTTTATTTTCTAGAATATTAAGGTAGCTATCAAAATATTGCAAAGATGCTGTTTGTATTAATAGTTTGTCTTCATTGTTAATATTACTAAAAACACTATCATACTTTTCAATAATTTTGTCATTTTCAATAAATTCAACAAACTTTTTGGTATTTTCTCTCCATACTCTTAGATCTTTTACTCTCTGAATTTTTATTCCTTGCTGATATGAATTTAAACCTGAAGAAGGAAGAGTAAACTCTCTAATTGTTTGCCCATGTTTTTTAATATTTGAAATTACGTCGTTTTTAATTGACGTGCTATAACTGTTATCGTATAAAGAAAAGTTTGCTGTAGCAATATTGTTGAATTCTCTTAGAGAATTTACAGGCTTATAAGAATTTGAATCAAATAAAACTAATATATCTTTACTGTTTTCATTTGGGATGTTTGAAAAAGTATTGTCGTCTTCTGATCTATTTTCTAAATTATTAAAAAAGCTTTTAAAAGTGTGAAATGGATACGTTTTATGCCATTTATTTATAACATTGATAGAGTTATCAATATTTTCAAAAGACTCAGATATTAGTATGTTTAAAGTGCTTTTATCATTTAAGTCATTATTTTCTATTGTTTTTAGAGATAGACAGTCGTTAAAAACTTTACCTAAACTAGGTAAAACTGTGTCTTTTTTAAATAAGATAGCCTGACTATTGTTAACTTGAATTTCCTCATTAGTTAGTGTTATGATTCCAGAATATGTACCATGATGTCTAGATGAGTTTTTACCTGTAACAATCTTTCCTTCTTTGAAGTCTGATAGTGATCTGTTTAAGTTGTTTTTACTCCATATATTATCAAAAACATTACCTTTTGTTTGGTATATTGTGTTTCCTGATTTTTTAATGTAATCATCACCGATTACAACTTTTCTTATTGACTTAGAGAGATTATTTTTATACTCTATATTATTGTCTACGTAGTCTCTACCAATTAAAATTATTTCTAACTTTTCGTGTAGCTTAAATACTGTTGGCATTACTTGTCCATTAGAATTAGAAGAAACACCAAAAACAAGCTTATCACTTGGTTTAAGTAAATAGTTTGATCTAACTGTCGTATTAAATGCATCACCTTCGTGTAGATATTTTCCTGAAAAGCTTCTATACTTTTGTATACTGTTGCTTTCTAAAAGCTCTTTATTTATTATTCGATTAGAAGAAATATCTAAATTTTTAGACCCTGTAGTTTTACCTTCAAGCACAAAAAATGAATTTTTGTAAGGTTCTGCTTGAGTTATCTCATATTTTCCGTTAGATTCTATTCTAGTTGAAAAATTTGTTGTAAGCATACTAGAAGTAAAATTATCAGTAAGCCTAAATTGTCGCATCTCAACACCATCAGTTTCACTTAACTCTAAGTAATTGAATTTGTGTGACATATTTAATGAAATTTCAGTTATTTTTACATTATTACTATCAGTAATCCTGTTTACTTTGAAAGTATCATCTTCTCTTTTTTTAAAAATCTCTTGTGGGTCTACATACACATTTGTATTAGACCCTGACGGGTAGTGTGTATTTATATAACCACTATCTGTAATTAGCTTTTTGCCTATTAACGCATAAAACAAAAATAAGGATATTCCTGCACTTTGATCTTCAACGCTATATGTATTCCATGCATTTGTACCAGGTGAAAAATCGTCATTAAGACTGCAAGGCAAGTCAAAAACATTATTATCTGGGTATCTATATACAAACCTGTCAGAAAACGTTTCTTTATCATAAACCCTTCCAAAGTCTAAAAGCTTTTTAAGGATTGAATAGTTTTGCCACATATCAAGAAATCTCAAATTTAAGTCTATTTTGTTGACTAGCAAACTTGAATGTGCAGAGTCGACTGAGTTTCCTGTGCTATATGTTATAAAATCTCTAATGTCAACAGAAGGCTCTTGATTTAAAATTAAAACGCCTCCTTTTAAATGAGTACTCGGGTTATTCCAGGCACCGTATATTGGATTGTTATCACTGTCTGTAGGATTTTTAAAAGAAAAAGTTATTTCTATAAAAGGAACTGTATCTATATTGACATTGCTATTTGTATACCCACCTGAAGCATCTAAAATTTGTCTTCCTGAGCTTATTGTAAGTGCATAGTTTGTTCCTGAACCATTGTTTAATGTGTACGGTGTACTCACAGGGCCGCTAGGTATAGTATACCCTAGAATATTAGTTAATGTTGTGCCATCTGTTGTAGTAAAAAGATTTATTTTAGTATTTGACGCAGGTGATGCTGGACTAACAACATTTGTAATAGTTTCTACACTAGTTTCTTCTGCCCGAGCAATACTCGTACTGTAAAAATTAGAACCAAACTCATACTGCGATTCATCTAAGTAATTCTTGTTTGAAAAAGTATTGTTTTTGCAAAAACTCCTAACAACAAAGTCTTTAGGCGAGTTAATGTCTAAATGAAAGTCACTTTGCCCACTTACAGAAACTGCTGAATTTACAGGCACAACGTCAGTGTTGACATGCAAGTCAATATTTTTTAAAACGCTAGGATCAAAGTTTAGACTATTTTTTTTAGACGTGATAAGCATGTTTGAATAAGTAACAAGTTCTCTTCCTCTTTCTAGATTTAGATTGTTCGTACTTTCTATCTTTATTTTAGCAAAAACATTGTTAACAGTATTTAAGTCTTCTTTAAAATCGTTTGTACCTGAGCTTTCGTATAAGTCTCTTTTTTTATAGTATAGATTATCAACAAAGCTGGCATCTTCTGAACTAGTATTTAAATCTAAATAGCAAAATCTAGATTTATTAAAGTTTGACTCATTAACTAGATCAGTATTACTAGATAAATTATTATACTCATCAATACTATATAATGCATTATTTTCTACTAGATAACTTTTTAAAACAAGTTTTGTTTGATTATTTGGGACCTCATAAGTGCTTAATTCACCTGTTAAATCTTCAATGATAGAATTATTATAATTTAAAAGTTGAATGTCTTCTAGAGTATTTGCAAGTAAAGATTTACTTTTTAGTTTGTGATCATCATGACTTGAAAAAAGATACGTATAATGATTGTTAGCTTCAAAACTAATTTTATTTTGAATGAAATTTTCATTTTCTCTTTCGTTTAATAAAAAGAATGTTACATTATTTGCAATATACTCATATATTGCATCATCTTTAAAAAAGTTTGTTGATGAGCCAAAAGAAGAACCTTCATCTATTCTATAACCTAAGTTTCTATATCTAAAGCCGAATTCTGAAAGATTGGCTACATCACTTTGGCTATTGTCTTGTAAAAACCCACTATAGAAATTTCCGTTATTAACAGGCATTTCTCCTTTTGAAGTAAATTTACCTTTTATAATCATTTTTTCTAATAAGAAATCTTTAGCTATATACTTTGACATGTCTATCAAATGATCATCTGCAGGTTGCCATATGGCTTTATAAGGAAAACCATAAGAGTCAGAAATCTGGCTGATCATTGATTTATTTTCATCTTCAGAATTTATGTTAGATAGTAGACTACCATCATTTCTAAAGCTAGGTGTTGTCATTAAAGGCTTGTTATAGTGAAAATACTTAAACCTTTTATGATTATTTACATTAATTTTTCTTAAATCAATTTCTTGACTACTGTCTACACTAGGATCTAAAAATATGTAATTATTAGGTATTTGAGATTCAATTGTGTTATCATTTATTTTAGCACCAGAATATGCATTTTCAGCAGCGTCTAAGTAACTCCATCTTTTGTTTTTATTGTTCCAATATGCAGTAGGCATATGATGTGAGCTGTAACTTTCTTTATACACACCTTTAAGAAAGTTTAAGAATCTAGTATCATAAATCTTGTTTTTTGAACTTAATGAGTCGTTAAAGTCTGCTTTGTTATTTGACATATTATTGTACAGATTAACAAAAGAAAATTTAGTATTCATTAAGTGTAGATTAAAATCTTCTGAAAAGTCTAATTCTATTTTGATTTGTTTTTGTTGCCCTAGGGAATAGTTTTTTGAAATTTTATCGCTATCAATAGTCTCAGTATAAAAGCTAGATCTTTCATCTTCTTCTTCAAAATAATAACTTTCTTCTCTAAAAGGTTCAAATTTTTCTTCAAATCTTTTTTGTTTTAAAATATGTTCTATATTTCTGCTTGAAACTAATTTATTAGTTATAAAAGTGTTATCTATTTTATTAGGACTACTAAAAACTCTTGAATTATGTAAATCATATGTTTCAATAAAGGAATCATCTGCAACTGAAATTGTGCTTTGATAATCAGGATCTGTAGTGTCTATTAAATCGCTAGCTGTAGTAATATAGAATTTGTCTGCTATGTTTGTTTGCTTTAGAGGCAAACCGACAGGAATATTTACATTATTAAATTCAGAAAATTCTATTACATTAGTTTCATCAAAAATATGATTAAAATTAGCTAATTCTTTTCCTGTTGTTATCTTAGAAGCAGGTAAAGTACCAATTTCTGAACTTCTTTCTCTTATTGAATTTTTTAATGAAACTGATAAAGAACCTGAATTATTGTTGCTTTTTAATGAACCAGCACCAATTTTTGGAAAAACAATTAAATTATTTATATTTGTACTGTCAAATTGAAAATTACTGTTAACACTATCAGCAGCTAATTTAGCTTTTATTATGATTTTGCTATTTAATGATTCACTTTGATAGTTTGAAAAATCAACTTCACTAACAATTATAAAACCACTTTGTATTGAAATCAAGTCAGTGTTAGCTGAATCATAAAAACTTATGCTGTTTGTATTTATTTTTTGATTGATATAAAAGCTTTTTAAAATATCTTTACTGTTTTTATATACAACGTTCCAAGTTTTTACAGCTAAAACTTCAAAAGTTATTGTGTAAAAATAATTTACAGAGTCAGCTTGCACATTTGTTATTTTTGACTCTATAAAAACATTTTTTTTACTATTGACTCTGCTCATTAAATAAGTTCTCCTAAGTATGCAATAGAAAGAGGTAAACCACCATTAATTTTATTACTGTCGTTTCCTGCGCTACTGTACACTGCTTCATCATCGTGATCTAAGTTTATTGTATTTGTCTGTCTAGAATCATCAAAAGGTACAATGTCTAGTTGATCATCATTATAGTAATATGCAATATTTGTTAATCTGTAAGAATGCTCGTTAACATTTTCACCTGATACACTATTTACTACATTTCTACCGTTAAAAATTGTTCTTTGATAAGCATATTTTCTATTAAAGCTAACAACATCATTTGTTGGTAGATCTTCTATAATAGAATCCGAAAAAGACTCTATTTTTTTGTTACTTTTTTCTAATTCCCTTATAGAAATCTTATTAGAAATAAAAATTTCTCTATTTCTTGCATCTCTACCGTTTTTTATTATTTCAACATTCATACCTTGTAGTGGCACTTCAGTAGTCAAGTTTCCGTTAATAGACTCTAAAGTGCCAAACACACTTATGTTTGAATTAAGCTTCGATACTGAGTAGTAACCGTAATAAAACGGATATTTTTTATCTTTTGGTAACTTAAAATATTCATTAACATCTTCTAGTCTGTCTAAATCTTCAAAAGGAATATAATCATCAAAAATAGGATCAGGATTATTCATACCTAAAGTTTTCACATAAGGTACAGGATTCATCCCAACTTTTATTTCTTTACCTTTATAACTACTGTTTTCATTATAAGCACTAAATTTTTCAAATATACTTTCATCTTTATTGTAAAACTTTGAATTTAATATTTCGTTTTTTGTAAAAGACGAATAATATCCTGCAAATAAACTTACAAAAATAATTTTTTTACCATTATCAAAATAATTTATCTTATTAATAATATTTAGATTTTCTTTGCGAGATAACAAATTTAAACTTACTGGCGAAACAGGAACAAAACCTTCAGAGAAAGTTATTTTTCTATCTATTTCTGACGGTGTTATATTAAGGCTTTCTGACATTTTTTATTTTTCTTCTTGTTAATTTTTTGTTATTCTCTGTTTTTATTGTATGCTGAACTTCTTGTTGATAAAATACTTTCTCTTGAATATGATAGCTTAGAAGCACGATCATAATCTATGATAGTATTTATGCTGTCTTTGTTTTTATATTCATACTTATGTCTTTCTAAAGCATGCGACTCGTAAACAAGATTAAATCCTTCAAATCTAACTCTACTTGGAACAATATCATACAAAATAGAGTTCATAATATTATCAAAATATTTAAATACATTCCCAATAGATGAGTAGTTAATATACTCCGAGTCAGAAAATTTTTCAAAATACAAGTTCTTTATTTCTTCTAGATTCTTATATGAATACTCATATATGCTCATGTTATTGTTTATTTTACTTGAAAAATCATTCAAGTCAGAAATGATTTTTGATATGTCACTATTAATAGTTTTAACAATTGACATATCAATGCTAACTCTATTTACTGTATCATAATTAAAAAACTTTGGGACTGAATTTGACGGAAAATTATTAAAATTATTAGTAGCTTCTCTGTTTTCTTCATTACTATAACTAATAATATTTACTTTGTTATTTGAGTTTGGTTCGTCAATTTTAATACTATCTTCTTTGATAGTTATAAAACAAGGATTAATTACAATTTTATTGACAAGATTATTATTTTTAGTTTTTACTGTACAAGTATTTAAATTTTGACTTTGTGTTTCTTTGTTATTTGAAATATCATCTATGTTCCAAGTAAAGATACTATTGTTTGAACTATCATAATTCTGTTTGTTTTTTACTTCAATGTCTATAATTAGTGTCTTAAGAGGATCAAAACCAGACTTGCTAAAATTTTTAATATTTTTTGTGTGTGCTAAAATTTCTTTATTATTCAGACAATGCTTCCACATTCTTATCTTAATAACTTCACCTTGAAAAGTAGAGTTACTTGTACCTGAAAGCGCATCATTTAAATGATTGCTAGTGCTATATTTATAGTTTCCTATTCTAAAATTTAGTTTCTTATCATTTGAAAAAAGATAGTTGTTGTTAGATATTTCATTTGATAAGTTTGCTACTGTAACACTACTGGAGTTTGTAATTGCTTTTGATACATCTATTTGTTTTGAAACACTATCTATAGACGCTGTGTATGTAAGTTTGTTATCTTCTCTTTTTTGAGTTATTACGAGATGTTTTTCAATATCATAAATGTTTACATTTTGTAATGTTAACGTCGTATTTGAACTTTGACTCTGTATAGGCTGAATTTCTATTATTATATTACCTAAATTATTGTTAAAACTATTAATTCTGTCATATTTAGCAAAAATGATGGCGCCATCGTTTGTATTAGCGTTTGTGCTACTACTTAAAACAAATAATGTCTGTGTGTCATTGTAAGATATTTCTCCTTCCAGTTTTTTATCAAATGCAGAAAGATTGATGTTTTTTCTTTTGTTAATACTGTTATTAAATTTAAAAAATAATTCAATACTCCAGTCATTTTTTCCTATTCCATTTTCCAATGCATTATCTGAAGAATTAGGGAGTAAATTCTGTTTGTTTATTTTAGATCTAATATCTAATATTTCAAGTAAAAGTTTATTTTCAGAAATACCTTCATTTACTTGAAATGTTGGGGCTCCTGATATATTGTGTCTATTTGAGAAATTAACAGTGAATGTTTGCAAAGAATTTAATTTATAATTATTTTCTTGTGTTATTGTATTGTTTTGTGAATATTCTTTAATATCAATAAATTTTGTGTAATCGATACCAAAAGAATTAAAGCAAGATTCAATGCTTTTAATTGTTCCTTTTGATGTTAAAAAGTCTCTTGTATTAATTAGAAATCTTTGCCAAAGTAGATTTTGTATTTTTCTTATACTCACTTCAGATATGACATCATCAAAATTTAAGTTTTCATTGTTTAGTTTGTTTTTTGTAATAGAAGGTAATACTTCTTTAAAATCAATCCCGTAAATCTTACATAATAGAGGTATTTGCATTGATACTATTGACTTTTTGTTTACAGAATCATAGTCAATATTCATAATTCCTGTTATAGAATTTGTGTATAATTTTAATTTATCAAAAAACTTTGCCCATATTAAAACAATGTTTACTAAGTCTGTATTTGCAGGAACTTTAGGAGTTATGTTACTAGTCGTGAAAATTAAATTATTATCTTCTATTTGATTGTGACTAGAATAATTCGACGTATTACTATAAACAGGAAGATTTTGGAAATTTGACGAGTCTAAGAAGTAATGTCTAGGCATTAATTTAAAAATCAAATTAGGATTACTTAAATCATATTCCTTCGCTATCTTCATTAAGCTTTCTCTTGCATTACTAATATTTGTATAAGAAGAATTTAAAACAGGCGAGTCGATAAGCTTTTCTAACTTTAAAGGAGTATTTAAGTTCACCTTGTGACCTGTAGTATTGCTTAAGACAGTAGGCGAACTTGATAAATTGTTATAGCTTATTCCATGAATTCTGTTTCCGCTATAGTCAATAGACAAACAACTGTTCGTATAACTCCCAGAAGGTTCATTGAATCGCAGATAAAGTCTTAATCCTTTTCGGGAAAAGACGTTTCTATGCATATCTTTTTTAACATCTCGAGCACTTCTTAACTTAAAGTACATTTTAAAGTCATCAATTCCGCAAGTAGAATTATTAAAACCTGTAAGAGTATTTATTGTGTTATTGTTTTCATCAACGTAAAAGATACCACCTAAAGTTAGAGGAATGTTTTTTCCTTTAAATTCCTTAGGGAAACTTTTATTTGAAATATTGTTTTCAACAAGAATTGTTTCTTTTTTAAATTGTCCGTCTAAGACAAAATCTATTTTCTTTGTTTTTTCAACTGATATTCCAATGTGATGCCACTCATCTAACAAACTGACTTCTAATTGTAATTTATAGTGTGATTTTTCTCCGTTTATAATAACAATAAAGTTTAAAAAATAGTCATCACTATCCTTGCTCAAACTACAGATATAACCGTTTTTAATAACATTGTTATCAAATTGTATTTTTTTAAATACAATTTGATTATTATTATTACTTAAACTGTCACTAGTAGGCATCTTGAGCCAAAATTCAAAAGAAAATCTTTGGGATAAAGGGTTTAGTATTCCAATTTCTCTTTCTTTGGTGTCTTGTAGAACTTTGCCTTGTTCATCAAAAACTGTAACACAACTTTCGCCATCGAATAAAACATAACCTTTAGATTTCGGGTATACTTTTTCTAATATGAAATTAGTGTATCCATCATTCTTGTTAAAATATTTTATATTTTCAAATTCATCTTTATCATAAGGTATATTATGTATTCTATCAAAAGAAAACGTTACTTTATTTACTGCTGAATCGAAAAAAACATGATTTTTTAAATCTCTATAGTCTATATTTCCTAATTGTTGTGTTGTAAAAAGCCCGGAATAGCCGTCAACTCTTTGTAACAATATTGATAAATCTTTTTGAGAAAGCTTATTACTGTCTATTATATTAAATGACTTTATTAGGTCTGTAAGATCATCTGCAGTTTTTTCTGTAAGATTTAACTTGTTGTTTTTATTGATACTTTCAATTGTATCTTGATGTAATCTATCATTTTCGAAAGCCATTAAACTACCCTAACTAAATATTTTTCGTTAAAAATAAATTTATCTGTATTAGTTGTTATATCTTTATATCTAAACTTAAAATTCAATCTCATGTTTTTAAACATTTTTGGAACAAACAAATCAAAAACATATTTTTCACCATCATAAAACATTAATGTTGCATCATCATAATCTACTAAAACTTTGTTAGTTTCTACATCAACAACAGAATATTTTACGCTTCCTATGTTTTCGCTTGGGAGTTGATATGGCACTTTAACTGAGTCATACTCTTTTTTAGTATCAACAAAATATACTTTCAATGAATAAACAGAGTCATTTGCAATCACATCATTTTCATCAATAGATATTACAGTAATTAAGTTTTTAAAATCAACTTCAGATGGTTTTTCGCTAGTATTGAAATTAATATCTTGAGAGTGAACTTGATACTCTATTAATTCATATGCATCATCACTACCACTTCCTATACCAGTTGCAGTAAAAATAGTATTTTCATTATTATTAGCTGCTCCTATTGCTACAAAGCTTGTATTTGTAGACGTGTTTATTTTATAACGTCGACCTATAACAAAACTTCCTGCAGATACAAGATTCTCAGGGTCTTCGTCATCTAACCAGTACCAGTGTGCTTTTGTTTTTAAAACATTATTCTTGATCAAAGGTGATATTGTTGAGCTATATCTATTTAGATTAAATAATGTTTCTTTTATGCCTAATAATGTTGTTCCACTAAAATTTGAAACGCTAGAAGATGAATTATCATTTAATATAGTTACTGTTTCATCACTAGATTTAATTCTAAACTTTAGGTTGCATCTATCATTAGGTTTGTTAAAGTCAACAGTATAATTTCCAGAGTTATTATTATATAAATAGATTTTTTCTTGCTTCCCTAGGAATCTTTCTTTGTTAAAAGAATTAGTGGGAATATGATAAGAAGAATCATTTATTTTAATTTGTAATTGCGGTATTAATTTTTTATTTAATAAATGTCGACTCCCGAATCTTTTTGCGAAGTAAGACTTATTGTTAAAAAGTAAAGAATCAGGAAATTTTATCAAAATACCTTTGTCGTCTGGGTTATCTAGCTCAATTTGTGCTTTAATATATTCAGTTACATCAAGAGATAAGTCTTCATTCCCTAAGGTAAAAGTGTTTAAAGGATCTGGCGTTCCTAAAGATTCTATATCTCCACTTGCGTGTTTTGTAATATAACTAGAAATATTCCAAGTATTGTTTATAGAATTATCATTAATACTTTCAAAGTTACAAACATCACTATCAGAAAAATGAATTGTATCTTTTCCTAAGCCTTCTTCGAATTCTTTTAAAAGCTTGAATGCAGTCAACTGAAAGTCTTTAGGTTTTACAACTCCAGACGTTACGTCCTTTAAGATTAAATGTGCAGTTAGACTATTAAATGCGCCTTCTTGGGCAAGATTAGTACCTATATTCCAGTTTTGTTTAAAAGAGGCTAGGTCAAATTTTAGTAATGCTGAACTATAATCAATTCTTGCAAACTTAGTAATAGATGCGCCTCCAACATGAACCATACTGTTTGGAACTGTAAATGTAGTATCGCCAGATGAACCTGCTTTGTTCTGTTTTAATACAAGCTCATTGTTTGAATTACTAAAAGCAGTTATGCCTAATGTTAAATCGTTGTTAAACGTAGAAACATTATTAATTGCATCTGAAATTCTTGAAGCATAACTATTGTTTGTTACTCCTTGGGTTCCAATGATTACTTTGTCGTTAGCTAGACTGCCATCGATTGTATTTGAATTTGTTTTAAAAATAAAGTTTACGGATCTACCTTCTGAGTCAGTTAAGTTCATTTCTTGATCATTATCAATAGAACCTATAAATTTAAATGCTGTCCAAGAGTGTGAATTTTCATTTTCGTTATAAAGTTTAAATAAATCTAAAGTTGCAGCTTGACCAACATTGGCTTTTGCACCATCATTTTTAATTGTTTTTAAATTTGTAACGTATGTATCTTTTTCAGGTTCTAATATAATAATCATTTTTTAATGTCCTTAACTTACAGCAATAAATATGTCTTTAAACGTGTATCTCATTTCAAATATTCCGCCTCGTGGCGGGTGTATCAATCCGTCTGAGTATAATGTTTGTGGATTAAAAACATTATCATTGTAAGATAATACATCTAAAAGATCATTGTCAAAAAAATTGTCTTCTGAAGTTTTGGAAGATATCATTGCAATCCTTGGTGTTATTATTGATTCAACACCTTCAGTTAGTTCAATAACTTGAGAGATTTGATTTACATTTATCGGACTTCCAATTTGCATTAAATCAAATCTCATGTTCTCTACTATTCTAGAATTAATATCAAAAATTAGTCTTTCAACATCAGTGCCACTTTTTGCTCTTATTTTAAATCTTAGACCAAAGTTAAAAACTGGGACATCGAGAATATTAAAATTATCACCTATAAGTCGATATTCATTAATATATTTTGATAAATTAGTTTTTATAGCGTCAGACGCTTCTGTATAAAATCCTTCTGAATCAATACATGTTACAAATAAATCTTTAGAACTACTAGAATAAGGATTGTCTAAAGCAACTGCTTTGTTTATCCTACCAAAGTCACTAGGCATAGTTAGTATTCTTGAAATTAAGTCTTCATGTGTAATTATTCTAGACTGAGCCCTTATTGAATTTGGTATTTGTAGTTTCATTTCTTCTAGACTTAAAGGTTGTGTACCACCTATAGACTTGTTTTCGTTAAAAACACTCACTGATTCTAAAATGTTTGTAGTGATTGTGTCGTAATTATCATCTAAAATTGACAAGTTCGGATAAGATAAGATAGGATCTCCAACTAACGTCTTAATTGACTTTACAGGAACATTATGAGTTGATCCACCACCATGTTTATATGTTATTGTAAGGGTTTTTCCTATTGGTGAGATGCCTAAAGTATTAGATTGCAAAAGAGTACTAGGATCTAGACTTATTCTATTTAATACGTCTTTGTTTTTCAATGGAAGCAAAAGATCTTCATTATTTAAAAAAGCGTTGCTCTTTAAAGACTTGCCGCTACCGTTACCAAATCTTAGGCTAGTTTTTCCTGTGTTAAAATTTTCTTCTCTTATAAATCTATGAAAAGAAGGAACTGTTATTAAGTAGTCATCATTTGAATCTTTTACTTTTTTAAACACTGTAGATTGACTTAGAAATTCTACTTCATAATACTCATTGTTTTCATCATCGATTACACTAATAATACTTGTTATATTACTTTTTTCTAAATCTACTTTGACAAAAAAACTTTCACCGCTATCTGCAATTTTAAAAATTTCTTGACTAACTATACCAGATATACAAAGACCTTTTTTAGTTAGGAATAGACTTGTAACAGCACCACTTGCAGACTCTTCAGCAACTTCTTGTTCATAATTTTCTTTTGTAAAGTCTAAATCTTCTTGCAAAGAAAATACGACACCTGTTTCTGATATTAGTTGTGTGCCTTTTTTTATTATAGGTAAATGTGTCTTATAAGGTTTTAAGTCATAGTCGAAACTAGAAGGATCTCGATCTACCTCTATAGTAAAAGTAACGTCTACTGAAGAGGGTGATGCCTTAGAACCTTTTATGTTTGCTCTTCTTAGATGTTTTACAATATTATCAGGATCTACAGCAGTTGTATAGTCTAGTTCATTAAATTGTTGTTCTGCATAATAAACTAAAGAGTCCCCTACAATTGCTGCAAAATCTAACAGCATACCACCTAAAGAAACTTCTGAAAAGTCTACTATATTATCTTTATAGAATAGATTAGCATATTGTAAAAGATCTTCTCTAAAGTCTACAAAAGTCTGATTTGAAAATTGTTTATTGTTTTGATTTTTTAAGTAATTTTCTAACTTACTAATTGGCATATTAATCCTTAAGCTTTTTATTTAGAACTATTTATAATTAATTTTAATACTCTTGTTTTTTTATCTACTAAAGGTATAAAATAAGAAATTGATATCTCAAAAATACTATCTTTTGAGATATCAATTTTATTTTTTTCGTCTAATGTAGGTATGTTAAGATTAGTTATCACTGAGCCTTGTTTATTTAAAAATTCATATGCAACATTATTTGCAGAATTTTGTTGTTTACTCTCAGAACCTAATTTAGAAGAATAAAAATCGGCTAAGTCTATAGAAGGCATATACTTCTTTACAACTTCTTTTATTTGCTCAGATGCTAAATTAACTATTTCATCGTCTGTAAGGGTATTGTCTGAATATATTTCTTTTAACTGAGTTCCATAGTCTGGAAAGCCAAGCCTCTCGCCTTTTTGTGTCATAATTAAATTTTTTAAGTTATCCTCAACTTGACTTAAGACGTCAAAGTGCATTTTAAATAAAGTTTCTTCTTGTCTGTTACCTTTTTCTAAAGGTGTTTTGATCCCTATTGGCTTAATAGGCGTTACAGTTAAGGAAGACAGATAGTCTGCTCTTCTTTGAACATCTCTTACAACACTTCCTAATTCAGACATAAAAATTCCTTTTTTAAAATATATATTTAATATTAATTATTTGTTAAGTAGTTTTTGCAAATCTAGAAAGCATTTTATTTAAATTACTTTTTAAGTTTTCGTATCTTAATTCAATGTTACTTTTCTCTGACATAACAAAAGAGTTTACATCACTTACTTGAGGTACTACGGGAGGAGTTGTTAATCCTGGCCCTGATGTGACTCCGCTGTGTGTATGTTTTAAAATATTATTTGATATTTTATTTAGTTCATCTACTAGTGCGATATTGATGTGTATAAGTTCTTTTAACATGCTTTCTAAAGTATTACCTAGAACAAGAGGCTCTGACAGTTTTTCATTGTAACCTATTAGAAGGCCACTGCCTTTTCCTTTCATTTGCTCGAAAGAAGCAATATCGTCAGGAAATTCTTCATCTTCAATGTCACTTATCACTCCAAGCTTTATAGCTTCTTTTTTAAAGTTACCAAGTAAAATGCTTTGTCCGTCAACAAGTATCTGCCCGTTATTTTCCATGCATATGTGAGAGTAGTTTGAAAATTCATTACTTTCTTTGATTAATCTAATTGAACCTTCATCTAAAATATTATCAGTAATTTCACCATTGATATCTTTTTCGTTTTGATATTTTTTTCTAGCAACTATTCTTATATCATTGCTTTTAACTAAGATGCTAGGTAAAACTGTTTTAAAATTATTTAAAAAGTCTATTTTAAAATTTTGTCTTACTATTTTTTCTTCATCTTGTAAGAAACCTCTTTCATCTTCTATAACATCAGAAAGTTCAAAGTCTTTTAAACTTTCGCTATCTGAGTATGATAACATTTCTTGAAAATCGATCCAAGCTGTATCGTAAAAATCAGAGTTATCTAGATCGTCAAACTCTGCTACATAAATCCTTGAAGCATCGTATTCTAAACTAGACTTTCCTTCGTTTGTTTCATCTATTTCATTATCATTAAAATTTAAATAGTATTTCTGGCTTTTTAAAGTTTCTTCATGGCCTTGAGAATTTAATATTTTTGGAAAGCAATCATTTTTTAAATTAATTGTATTTTTTTCTGTATTGAAGTCTTCACTTGATATTTCGTCTGGTAAATTTTCAATTATTTTATCTTTTAACTCAATAGTATTAAAGTCACTTCTTTCAATGTAATTGTTTATAAGAAGCCTTCCTGAAACTATGTCGACTGCACCTTTATTTACGTAACTTGTTTCTTGATTGTAAACGTTTGTTAGATTAATTAAAGAATTATTTGATCCTTGTAGAGTTAGTTCGTAAGGTTTAGACGACCATCTAGGCACTGCACTTGGAAAGAATGTTCTAAATTTTTCATTGTCATAAGAAATTTCGTTATCTTCAAGGATATTACTAAATAACTCTTGATAAAGGCTGTGATTTTTAAATTCTGGAATTCTAATGTTGTTTTGTACTTCTTTTTTTAGTTCACTTAGTTCTTTTTTTGTGTTAGAGTCGTTATTTTCTAATAGAAGTGAATCTATTTTTTCTACATCATTAATGAAACTGCTTGTAATATTTGCATCTCTATGAAAATTAGAAAAATTCAAATCTTCAGATATTTTAAATCCTATTTTTCTTGAAAGCCAGTAGTTTCTAATTGACAACAACGGTGCATTTTCTTCAATAAAATCTTCATATGGTAAAAATTGATCTTCCATAAACCATACGACTTCATTTATTTTAATAGGCATAGAAACGTGAGAAGAAAACATAGGTAAACATATTACATTTTCCTCTAAATTATCTTCATTTAGAGTTTTACAAATAATAGTCCCAATAGGCAAGTTTTCTATAATATTTAATAAAGAAATATCACTACTTATTTCTGGAACTAGAATATTATTTGTAGATGCTACTGAAAGTATGGCTTCTAGACTGTCTCTTTCAAACTGCGAATATTCACTGACATAATGTAATACTACACCTACTTTAAACATTTTTAACCATTAATCTTTCCGAAAATATCATCTTCACTGATAGTTTCAGACTTTTCTTCTTCTTTTGAAATTAATTCTACTAACTTAAGAATTTGATCGTTAGACCTCGTCATTCTTTCAAGATACTTCGACATAATCGCACCTATATTCATATGCTCGTTTACGCCACCTGTCATGGAAATATAAGCATCATTGAACAGCATTTTTGCTTTTTCACGATCTTCTACAGAATTCTCGTATATTTCTTTCCACAACATCTTTTTTTTGTCTTCAAGTGAATCGATGTTATCAAGAATATCAGCAAAGTTTTTGATTCTTTGCTCTTTTGCTTCGTTTTTTTCGTTTTTTTCTAAAACTTTTTCTATATCTTTACTCATAAGTTTCCTTTAGTTATCATAGAAGTCAAACATATTATCTGGGCCAACAACTTTTCTATATATTTTTCTAATATTAGAA